CGACTTCCTCGGCCGCGGCCCCTTGCGGGCCGCCAACAGCATGCGTGTCCGGCTGTAGATCTGCGCCGGGTGCCTGCTCACTCATGCGAGTGCTCCCTGTCCTGCCGAGTGGCCGCTGGCCGTGTTCGGCGTGGTCTGCGGGGTGGACTGAGCCGTGTCCCGCCTGACGAAGTCTTCCTGCTCGCGCGCGCGGCGGCGAGCGAAGTAGCTCGGCGCGCAGTGCTCGCAGACGTGGGCCTGCCAGTCGCCCTCGACGCCGGCGTGGCAGACGCAGTTGCAGCTATGGGGGCCGACCGGGCCGAAGGCGCTCATGGCGACACGCTCGCGCCGGCGTACTGGCCGTCGCCGGGACCGGTTCCCGGCGTGTTCTGCCCCGAGGCCGGCATGCCGGCGGCGTTGGGCTGCGACGGCGTGCTCGGCGGTCCCTGGGGCGACGCGGCGTTGCCCATCCCGAGCTGCTGAGCCATCGACATCTGTTGCTGGGCCTGCTGGACCGCCCGCTCCTGCTCCTTCTTGTCCAGGCCGGCGTACATCAGCTTGGCCACCTCCTGCATCGGCGGCGTGAGCTGCTCGAAGTCCAGCGACTTCATCCACATCCCGAGCTGCTGGCGCCAGACCGGGATGTTGTCGTAGTCGGCCGGCATCCAGATCGGCACCTCGATGAAGTTCTGCTGAGACTGCTCGGGCGTCATCTGCGGCTGGCCGGTGGTGGGGTCCAGGACCGGCTGGCCGGTGGCCGGGTCGGTCGCAGGGGCCGCCGGCATCGTCTGGGTGACGAGGTCCAGGCGGTTGGGCATGTCCATCACGGTGCCGTCACGGATGTGGCCGATGATGCGGTTGACGCGGGCGACGTCCTGGTCATAGCCCTCGACGAGCTTCTCAGCCAGGCCACCCTCGATGGCCGCCATCGCCTGCTCACCGGTGATCCACTGCATGGCCGCGTAGTACTGCACGCGCCCCATGATCTGCGCCTTGGTCAGGTAGTCGATGCTCGAGACGAAGACGCGGACGTTGGTCTGGCCCAGCAGCTTGGCCCCGCGGAAGTCGGGAATCGACTCCCAGCCCATGCGCCCGCGGATGTCCAGCGTCCGCGGCTCGTTGTAGTAGCGCGCGACGAGGTTGAGCCCGCGACGCATCGTCCCGCCGTGCCACTTGGCCAGGTCGCCCATGAAGCTCTGCCAGCGGGCGTTTGACTGCTCGATGACCGCCGCGGTGGTCCGCGCGGCGACGTTGGGCGACGCCTGGACGTCCTCGTAGGAGGCCACCCGCCCCATCTGCTCGAGGACAAGGTTGAAGATCTGCATCAGCGCGTTGAGGATCTGCCCGGAGGGCGGGTCCTCCCACTGGGGCTTCTCGCCGCCGGGCGAGAGCTTGTAGTAGCGCACCGAGTTGGGGACGTCGTCGGGTGGCGTGATGATCGAGTTGACCGGGGCCATCATCTGCAGGTTCAGGCCGCGATTCTTGTACTCGAGCATCTTGTTGACGCAGTCCTGGGCCGAGCGCTGGAAGTCGATGAGCTGCCAGACCAGCCCGAGGTCGTCGTCGTCGTCGGGGTCGTGGGTGTAGACCAGGCGCTCGAGCACCGGCATGTCGACGACGCGCCCGTCGACGTCGCGCACCGGATAGTCCTGCCACGCGTAGCCGGAGTCCTGGGCGGCCTGCTCCTCGTCGCCGAGCAACCGGGCGTCGATGATCTGCCGGCCGTTTGAGATCGTGAACCAGCGGCCCTCGGGGTACTTCGGGCACGGGCGCTCGAAGAGGTCGGTGACCATGACCATGCGCTCGCCGGGCCGGCGGTCGGTCGGGATGTCGGAGGTGGCGGCGTCGGGGACGAGCTCGCCGCCGGCGTAACCGGGCATCGCGTAGACCTCGTCGAGCACCTTGGCGCGCTCGACCGCCCACCACGGCGAGTCGTCGTAGGCGCAGCCCTCCTCCCAGAACACCTGATTGCCGTTGAAGACGTGCCAGCGCACGTCGCCGTTGCCCACCCAGCGCCCGCCGACCTGGGTGTAGGGGCCGACGTTGGGCTCCCAGTAGACCAGCGTGTAGCTCGAGCCGCCGTGGGCGATCGCGGTCTTCACCGCGTCGATCGCCATGCGCCGGAAGTCCCACGCCTCGTAGCCGTAGACGGCGACCTTCTCCGACAGCTTGGCCGCGCCAGCGTCCTCGGGATCGGTGGTGGCCGGGTCGACCTCGTAGGACGGGATCCGCTGCGTCGCCGTCGACACCTTGTCCTCGACGATCGGGCGGATGAAGTTGTACTGGTTGCGGACCTTGTGGGGCGGTTTGCCGCCGCCACGCGGGCTGGTGATGTGCGGCGTCAGGTTGAGGTTGGCGCGTTCGTCGACCCACCACCACGTCTCGCCGCGCTCGAAGCGGATGCACAGCCGCCGCTTGGCAGCGTCGCGCTTCATGTCGTTGCGCCCGCGCTCCATGTCGTAGCGCAGGCGCGCCGGCAGCTCGAGGACCCGCGGCTTGGTCGCCGGTTCGGTGTCGGCGAAGCTCGAGACGCGCCGTGCGTCCCCGGTCGCCTGGCCGTTTGACGGGTAGTCAATCGCCACTCAGCTCGTCCTTGGCGGCGAGGGCGGCAAGCTCCTCACGGCTGGCCCAGTACGCCTCGTCGTCGTCGGGTGGGATGGCCTGCGGGGCGTAGGTCGGCGACTGCGGTCCCTCCTGCTGGGTGGGCTCGTAGGCGGCGCGCCCGGGCGCCTGGATGCGCCGCGCCAGGCCGTCGACGACGGCCAGCAGCTCGGCGGTGTGATCGTCTCGGCGCCAGAACAGCACCAAGCCCAGCAGAACGAGCTGGCCCAGCGCGACGACGCCGAGAACGACCACCGCGGTCACGGCTTCGATGTCCCCTTGCGGGCGCCCGCGCGCATCGGCGCCGATCTGGGCGGCCCCGATGGCTGGGGGTGAGCAGGCGGCTCTGCCACGTCGGCCGCCACCGTCGGCAGGGGCGCGCCCTCGCGCGCGGCCAGCATCATCGCCATCATCTCGGCGCGCATCTCGGCCATCGCCGTGCGCATGCGCTCGAGCTCGAGCGCCTGGTCGGACTGGGTGGCCTGCATCCCGCGCCGGATCGTCGCCTGGTCGAGGTCGAGCAGGCGCAGCGGGTCCTGGCCGGAGACCGGCGCGTAGTCGGGGCGCACCTGGGTGGTCGCCTCCATGCGCTTGCCGCAGTGCGGGCATGAGGGAGGTTCCTCACCCTCGGCGAGATCGAAGGCCTCGTAGCGCGCGCCGCGCTCGTAGCCGGGCAGGTCGCCGCCGAGCTCGACGAAGGTCCAGCGCACGTCGGTGACCTTGACGGCGAACTCGACCTGCTCGTAGCCCGGGCAGCGCGGGTCCGGGCAGAAGGCCAGCCCGGTGATGACCTCCTCGGAGACGGTCGGCATCAGTAGACGGTCGCTGACGCCTGCTGCACCAGCCGGCCCAGCACCGCCGTCTGGCCGCCGGTGAAGCTGTAGCCGGTGCCGTTGATCGCCAGGATGCAGCCGCTGGTCGCCGCCACCACCTGCAGCGAGGTGACCGGCTCGGCCTCGAGGTCGACGGGCTCCTCGCTGTCGGCCGCCGCGGCGAGGATGTCGACAGAGGCCGGGTCGGGCGGATCGCCCTCCTCGGGCGGGAAGACCTCGACCGCCGAGCCAGTGTAGACCTGGCCGGAGTTCAGCGTCACCGTCGCCGGCGGCCTGGGCTCCATCTCCTCGAAGGTCGGCCCCTCCTCGTCGGTCGCCGGATCGGTCGCCGGATCGGTCGTCGTCTGCTCGGACACTGCTTCCTCCTGGGTCTGCGGATGGCTGGCGACGATGCCCTCGGCGGCGGCCACCAGGGTCGAGCGCGGACTGCCCGACGCGTTCTCGGAGTTGATGACGGCCTGCGCGCGCGCCGGGTCGTCGCCCATCCAGGCGGTCAGGTCCGCCACCGTTCCCGACGGAACCTGCTGCGCTGTGGCCACGACTCTCTCCTAGATCGACATCGGTCCCGCATCGCCGGGACCGCCTGTCAGGGCCGACGCCGGCGGTGCGAAATCCGGCTCGTAGGCCTGCTTCTGCCGGGGATCCTGACCACGACGGGGGATCGGGTCAAGCTCGACGGCCCCCATGGCCACGCAATCGCCCCGCGCCTCCCACGCCAGGATGGCCGCCATGGCGGCGTCGATCTTGCGCGGCGAGCGGATCGCGTCCTTGCAGATCGAGTGCATCGGGCGCTCGTCGTCGTCGAGCACGGTGAGCGCTCGCTTGCGGGCGTTGCCGATGTGCCGGCTCATCGTGTCGTTGCCGTCGTGGTGGATCTCTGCGTCGTTGATCGCCTGGCTGAAGTGGCGCACCGCCCAGGCGATCTGGCGCGGGCGGTTGGTGTGCCAGGTGACCACGCGCGTCTGGCCGTAGCGGTTGGCCCAGCCCTCCATGAGGCCGTGGATGTACTGGTCGTCGCCGTACAGCCGCCAGACCACGTAGCGCTCGAAGCACTCGCGCACCGCCCCGTCGGCCAGGCGCTGATCGTGCTCGTAGTCCTCGGGCGCGTTGTCGGGGCGCTCGAGGATGCACAGCGGCCACATGTAGCCGGTGCGCACATGGCAGGCGACGACGGCCAGCGCGTCCTCGTGCAGGGCGCCGTCGACGCCGATGCAGACGACCTCGTTGGTCGAGATCGAGATGCGGCGCTCGAGCGTCAGACCGTCCCAGCGCTCGCGGTCGAAGGCCGAGCCCTCGGTCGACGTCTTGCGGTTTAAGAAGAAACGCTCGGCCTGCGCGGGGTCGTGCTTGACCAGCGCCTCGACCTCGACGTCGATGCGGTCGAGGTTCACCCAGCCACCCTTGCTCTCCAGGCTGTCGCCGTAGACGCGGTTCATGATCCGCCGGCGCTCGGCCTTGTTGCGGATCGAGCCGGCGCCGGGCTCGACGTCGTCGACGTAGACGCCGGGCTGGGTCTGGGTGAGCTGGGCGACCGACTCCTCCTCGGGCGCGTACGCGTTCGACGTCTCAAGGAAGCGGCCACCGACGCCAGCAAGGTTGCGTCGCTGCGTGTCGGCCAGCCAGATGCCGTGGTTGGTTCGCGTCCAGGCATGCGTCTCATCCTGCACGGCGAAGCTGATGCGCGCCCCCAGCCTCGAGCGCGCCGACGCGGTGACCGGCTCGATGATCCCGCCGCCGTCGAGGTTGATGCGGGTCAGGCCGGTGTCGGGCATCAGCCGCGCGAGCTCGTCGGAGAGCTCGATCATCGGCTGCAGCGCCCGCCAGGTGTTGTCGGTCTGGTCCTCCGAGCAGGCGGTGATCTGGATGTGCGGCGTCGCCCACTGGCGACCGACCGGCAGGCCGTCGGCGTCCCAGCCGTCGAAGCGGACCGGTCCGCCGGCCTCGGCGCAGGTGACCGCAGCGGCGAACGGTCCCTTGCCCCACTTCTGCGGGCGGATGAGCTGACCGCCGCGGCGGTGGTGGAAGGCGCCGGTGGCCGGGTCGATGCGGTAGTAGTGGGCCAGGAAGCGAAGCTGCTCGTCGGTCAGGTGCAGCGGCAGCCCGCGGTCCTCGCGATCGGGGATGACGCAGTAGCTCTCGATCCAGGCGGCGACCTCCCACGCGAGGGTGGGGAAAGTGCCGTCGCCCGGGTCACGCCACGGCATCGGCGGTCACGACTGGCTCACGGCTGCGCCGCGTCGATCGTCTCGAAGACCGCCAGCGCCAGGCCGATGCGTCGGCGCAGCCAGCCGTTGAAGAGCTCGGGCGTCGTCTCGTCGTAGGGATGGTCGGGCCACTGCGCGGTGAAGAACATGCGCTGGCGGTCGTTGGCGATGATCAGCGTGGCGTCGCGCGCCAGCATGATCGCCACCCGCTCGTCGAGGCGGTAGGTCAGGCCGTCGTAACCCGGCGGCAGCTCCACGGCGCCCCTAGGGCGTGGTGATGGCGTTGAAGTCGGTGACGATCTGGGCGCTGTTGAGGATCCGCGCGGCGCGCCAGAGCTGGGTCATGTGCCGGCGCTTGGCCTGGATCTGCGCCTGGGCATTGGCGGCGCTCTCGCCGCGCCCGAGCAGCAGCGTCAGGTCGGTGACGGCGTTGGCCACGCGGTGGCGGTGCGGGTTGGGGTACAGCGTCCCCGCGGTCGGGTCCAGGTAGGTGGCGCAGAAGGCGCTGGCGGCAGGCACGGTCCCTCCTCAGGGCGTGGTGATGGCGTCGAAGGTGGCGAGATTGCCGCCGGCGGTCAGCGCCGAGACCTGATCGGCGCGCGTCTTTGACAGCGTGTGGGCAGTGGGGTCGACGACGCCCTCGCCGTAGAGCCGGCGCAGCTTGTAGGTGGCGCCAGCCTGCAGCCCGCGCGCGGTGCCCCCGTTGGGGTACTGGGCGATCAGGGCCGTCTCGAACGCAGTGCTGGCCGGCATCAGGCCGCATCCTCCTTGGGGGCCGTCACGCGGATCTTACGCCGCAGCTCGGTCGCCCTGACCGCGGACTCCTCCTGCTTGCGCTTCTCAAGCGGCGTGCGCCAGCGCAGGTCGCGCTTGCCCTTCGGTGTCAGCCCGAGCGTGTCCGCGCGCAGGCGCTGCTCGGAGTGCTTCATCTCCGCGTAGCGGTGGCCGAGCTCGCAGACGAAGGCGACGTCGGCCTTGGTGTAGACCAGCGTCACCGGATCCCAGCGCCACGCCTCCCACATCCACTGCGGGCACGTCATGTCCGGGTGGAAGACCGGCAGCACCGGTTCGAGCACCTCGTCCTCGAGGTCGGTCCACTCGCCGCGCGACGGCTGCCCGTAGCGCCGGCGGTTGCCGAGCCCCTTGGGCGCCATCCCGACACCGCCCATGTCAGTTGGGCAGCGCGCCGACGGCGAGCAGGACGACGAGGATGAAGGTGGCCAGGATCAGCAGGAACGACACAAGGCCGTAGGGCTCGGCTCGCATGGCGCAAGCGTTGCATTGACGTGCCGTCAAGGCAACTCTGGCGGCCAAAGCCCAAGGCTGTAGACACACTCAGGCAGCCCCGCTGCGGGGGGTACGTGCGCACGCGCGCCCGGGTGGGGACTCCCCTCCCCCCGTCTTCGGGTTTGGCCTCGAGCTCCGGTGGGTTGCGGATTTCGCGATTGGGCTCTGCCGTAGGAGTCTCGGCGCCGCAGCACCGAACCACCCACTACCAACCGAGAGGCAAGGCAATGTCCAACATGTTCCACACCGAGATCCGCCCCGGCGCGATCCTCCCCAATCCCTACGACCTGACGCAGGACTGGCGCGTCGCATCGGTCGACCGTGACCGCAACGAAGCGGTCATCGTCTGGGAGTCCGGCAACGACACGGTCGGCACGCTTGACGGCGCCATCGCCGATGCGCTCAAGCTCGGCGCCGAGCTGAGCGACGGGATCCTGTCCATCCGCCGCACCCGCGGCGGCCGCATGACTCCGGTGATGCCGATCGCGGTCGCGACCGACACCGGTCGCGTTCACGGTCCGGCGCCCGCCATCCCGGCCACCGATGACCCGACCGTGCGCGGCGCGACCTACGACACTCCGGCCGCCTACTACCGCGTCGTGGCGTCCGAAGCGCTCGGAGTCCTGTACCGGCGCGAGTGCGGCGGCCTCACCGAGCGCGACGCAATCGACATCGCCTTCGGACTCACGCCGTTCGGCGACACGCCCGGGATCTCGGGCGCCGAGCCCACGCCCGACGAGATCGCGGTCGTCTCGGCCATCCTCGCGGCCATCCGCTAGCCCCACCCACTACCAAACCAACCCCGGAGGATCACGACAATGAACCTGTACCGACTTGATTACCTCGCGCCCGATGGCAGCACGGACGCTTGCACAGACTGGCGTGGCGATTACCTCTCGCGCCAGTACGCCCAAGCTAGGACGGACGCCAAAAAGATCGGCGACGCCACGGGCGCTGTGATCCAGATCACGCGCATCAGCGGCGCCGGATCCATGAAGGTCGTCGCCCGTTACAGCGGCGAGACCCACCGCTTTCATCGCGCCTAGTCGCAACCGGCGCGCGTTGGCCCGAGCTCCCGAGCTCGGCGCGGATCGTCCCCGCGGCGCGCCATCGCAGGACCCCACTACCACCCGAACAGAGGACCGACATGACACGCACCGAACGACAGACGGCCGATCGCAAGCTTGAGAGCGCCATCGTGCGCCGCGTCCGCCAAGCGTGCACCGCCATCGACGCGCAGTCGCCCGAGATCTGGCGCACGGCGCCCGACTGGTACCCGAGCGCGCTGCGCGATGGCGCCACGGTGTGCCCGAGCGATGCGCTGCGCGGCGCCGCGA